AGCGCAACTGCGATTTCAGTTGGCATCTTCAATCACTGGTTCTGCTGCAATTGGTTCTTCAACGATTGGTTCTTCTTCAATCACTGGTTCTTCTGGTTGCCAAGGTTTTGCCGTGTTACCTTCAGCAACCCATGCAAGATATTCAACAGATTCAGCAGCAAGACCACTTGTGATTTTTTCATCAGAAACAAATATTGCAATGTCATCACCCATAGATGACTTATGAATAAACCAACTCATAGTTCTGCACTCACTTCTATAAAAGGTGTTCCTGAATTACGAAATAAATGACCCCCATTTGTGGTCATTGATGATGCCAAAGTCATTGAAACATTAGTTCCAAACACTGATGCAGAATCAAAAGTGGGCACTGTTGAACCTAGAACTGTTGTGATTCCATTGAAAAAACCAAAGTTTGATGCAGTCGCTGAAGTAGTGATTGCTGTTGGTGCTGTTCTCATAACTGTTGGGTGAACCAAATATGCTTGACACGCTGTGCCTACTACAAAGCCCACACCAAATCTTGCGTTGGCTGTACTCAATTCAAAATCTGTGTAATACCTTTGGCAGTCTGCTAGTTGTTCCTGAAAAGTCTTGCGTTCATAAGGTGTGGCTATCGCACCTGATTCAAGTTGAACATCAGTGATATTCAAAGCATCAGAAGTGGTGTGTGTAGTGCTGTTGACCCAAATGAACACAGCAATGTTTTTTGGATTGCCAGTCACATTTGCGTTGATACGGTAATCAGCCCAACTATTAGTGACATTCAAATTGGCAGGTGTGTTCAGGTATGACCAACTAGAAGCAAGCGTTGGTGGGGAAGAAAGCCAAGGTGTGCCAGAAGTAGAAACCACATCACGGGTCACAGCGTCAGCAGTATCAGACCAACCCAACACAGCGCAACGCACATCTGTGATGCCTGCTGTGTCTTTGGCTTTGAACGACACAGTGACAGTGCCAGACCTGATGCCTGCAATGTTTCTGTTCTCAATGATTTGCACACAACCAAACTTCAAATTGTTTGTGGTGGCTGCCATTCGCATACTGTTCAAACCACCAGTGGGTGCGTCAGTGTCTTGTGTGACAGTGACATTCTGCCCTGAAGAACCCACACCAGCAGCACCTGAACCTAACGACACCCAACGGTCAAGACCATACGAAACATCAGCAACGCTTGTTGCTGTGGTTCCAAATCTTTGAGACACACGCATATCACCATTGATGATTGCGTTGCGGTTGCCACGCAGAAAATAGGCGTTGATGTCCACTGCTTCTATTGGTTCGCCACTTGCGTACCCACTAATTGTTGGCATTACAACACCACATCACTTCCACCTACTAGCGACAATCCGACAGTGAACCACCCTGTGAATCTCGCACTTCCCTTGATTGTACATTCCCATGTGCTAGGCGTAAGGTTCCAAGACAACTGTTGCACCAGCATTTGTTTTTCTATCACAGAACCCACAGGTGGTGTGCGTTTGAAAGTGAACCTGTACAGCAATTCCATATACAACAACACAGCCCACTGTGAAGGGTCATACTGCCCTTGCAAGGTAAATGGTTCTAGGTCAATATCAGGTTCACCAAAGATATTCACAATGCGTTGCGCCAAATCCTGTGCGCTGTCCACATCAACCAGCAAAGTGTTGAAGGTTTCTGCTGCTGTGCCGTTCTCCAGTATTGAATCAGGTTTGCGTGCTGTGGAAGCCCTATCAAAAGAGTCAAGCACAGTGACATCATTGCGCATCTGGTCGCCATCAAGCATCACACGCAGGCTTCTGTTGGCGTAGGGAAAGCCTGTGCCATCATCAGCAAAGGTGGCTTGATTTCCCGCAGAGCGTTCATCAGCAAAAATTGTATTGCGTGACCAGAAATGCAGGACACCAGCCCCATCAACAAACATCACAGAGCCTTCACTGTTCGCTACTTGTTGCAAGGCAGGCAACAGTGGTGTGCCTTCATTGGGTAGGGCTTGCACATCAAAGAAACTGAACAGTGGGTCAATATCAAGAAGTTCTATGGGCAAATTAGTAGAAGTGAAAAGTCTTGTGAATCGTTCATTGGCTGGTTCAACAAAAGTGTTTGCACCTAACGCAGACAGACGCACAACTTCATCATTGGTCAAAGCCCTGTCAAACCATGATGCATAACCCCAATTCAAAGTTTGGTCTGTGCCGATAGGAATAAAATCAACTTTGGTGGGCTGTGTCCAGCCAGAGAATGAAAACCCTGTTGTGTTGACAATGTTGCCATCAACGAACACCAACCAGTTTGAACCATTCCAAGTGACAGCAATGCAGTGTGGCTGACTGTCATTGACAGAAAGATTGGTGGAAATATACGAAACAGCAGGTGGGTCATCTGCTGTAACTAATCGCACCAAAATTGAACCCAAAGTTTCAGAGTATTCTTGATTGAATGCCACGCTTACAGTTGCAGAACGACCATCAGCAAAGTCAATCACAGCCAGATGAACAAGCCCATCATTGCTGTCAAGACCAACAACATTTGAATCAACCTTTACCCAAAACAAAATTGAATACGCATTGAATGCATTGCTGGTTGATGGGCGCACAAGTTCAACAAAAGTGAAACCATCACCAGTTGCTGCCAACCCCTTAGGGCTACCCAAACCCATAACAGATTCAGCAACGCTGATATTGCCTGAACCTGTTGGTGCAACCTTCACAAGCAAAGTTTCAGCCATCAAATTACTTTCACCAGATGTGCCGTAGTTTGGCTGTGTGCTGTACTGAACCACAACATCTGTGTCATCAGTAATGTATGTGGCTTCTTTGACATCATTTTTGATGATGGACTGTGCGCCAAGTTCTTGCAGATACGACACAACCCAATCAGCACTGATGTTCTCTGCGCCAATGAAAGACATCAAATCAAAACAATCAACCACAGTCACTGTGTCTTTGCCTGCTTCTGTCCATTCCACAGGGAAACCAGACACAAAGCCACGAAACATTTCCCAACCAACACCAGCCCATTGCGCCACAATTTTGATTTGTTTGCGTGGCTTCAAATTGCCGTAGTACACACCATCAGTGTTGAAAGGGTCAAAGATGCGTGTGCGATTATCCAACACCACAGTTGCTTTGCCACCTTGGAATTGTTCCAGTTCATCTGTTCTGCCACGATTCAAAGACACCTGACGCACATACTGTGTCACTTCAACCCAATTGGGGTTTGCTTCATACGCATTTGATGTGAACGCTATGAACACACCCAACACAGGCAGATTGTCTGATGCGCTGGTCAATCCACCTGTATAGGTGAATGTGTCGTTGTCGTACTCAACAGTGCTGGTGTTATATTGAATCGCTGTCATGACTGTGGTCTGTCAATCCTTCAACACTAATGAAATCATAATCAACATTCTGCCATGACAAAAGTTTGCCCACCACAGGTGGTTCAGGTATTTCAACCCACTTTTGTTCAGATACAAAAACCAGTGAAGCAGGCAAATCACGCATGACTTGTCTCCACTGTTTCCATTCTTCAACAACACTGGCAGACAATGGTGCGTCAGGAAGTACACACCAATCACACTCTGTCAGCAACATATTGCGCATTGTGCGAAACACAGACATCAATTCTTCTGGCGTTGTTGGCGCATAAATAGTTTTTGTTGTGTTGTCTTGGTATGGATATAGGGATATTGCAAGTTTCATTTTCTTCCTTAGAACCTGATGATGAAGTTGACAACCAAAAATGGATTCATAATGTCAATGGCAGTGTTGGTAAAACCACCATCACCACTGTTTCCAGTGAAGGTTGGCACATCAATGCTGTGGTTGTGTGCGCCTGCTGTATCGCTGTTTCTGTTTGAAGTGCCAGATGACAGTGTCATCATTGCCAAACCAAAAGCATTTGTACCAGCAGGAATGCCTGTGTTATTGCCAAACAAGTTGTGAACATGCGCACCTTCACCACCAGTTGTGGTGAATGCTGCATGGTCATGAGTGATTGTGTGTGTATGCAAAGGCAGGTTTGTAGATGATATTTGGCGTGTTTCCACACCAGCAGAAGCAGCCAAAGCCCTAGGGGTCAAACTGGAACCAGTACCAACACCAATTGGTGAACGACCACGCATATCAGGCAAACGAAAATCTGTGCCTGCTTCACCACCAATATTGAACGCAGTGCCTATGACAGCAAACAAACCTGCATACAAAGTGCGTGACACAGTATCACCATTACAAAACAACCAGCCTGAAGGAACACTGCTGCCAGCAAACATTTGCAAACTTCCAACAGGAACACCATTCACCCATGCAGCACCACCCACACCATCAGCAACCAAAATGTTCTGTGCAGGTTGACCAGTGGAATCAATATCAGACGCAGTGATATCAGACCAGCCAGTGTTGCCAGAACCAGATGACTTCAACACCTGACCAGCAGAAGCACCAGAAGCAGGAGAAGAACCCAACCCCAACTTCACTTCAACCTTCTCAACAGCGTCATTCACATCTTGATGCAACGCAGAATGAGAAGGTGCATTCAGTGGACTGTTTTCCAACGGGTCAGGAAAAGAATCAATACTTGACGGAAAACTAGAAGCCATCATCAACCTACTTTCAACGGTAACGAACCAGACCTACGCTGGTATGCCTGCAATGCTGTCACAACTTGTCTGCCAATCTCAACAGGGTCGCCAACACCAGTTTGAATATTCACAGTGATTCCACCACCCATTGTTTCACCCATCTTAGACAAAGGAATCACCGCTTCAGGTTCGCCACCCTCGCCAATGAGACTCAATGTTGGTTTCGTGACGATGCCACCCTGTGCAAGCGGAACAACAGTAGATGCAGCAGGCACACTGACAGTCACAGGCTTGTTCAAATCTTTCAAGATTTTGTTTGCCTTTTTCAACTGCTCTTTGCTCAGTGTTCCTTTTGCTTTTTGCAACAAGATTTCAGCCTTGACAAGATTGCGTGTGACATCAAGTTCACGCTCTTTGGCACTACGCACACGGTCAATAGCATCTTTTTGTGCATCTTGCGCTGTCTCCAACTCAAGCAACGCATCTTTGTATGTTTGACTATCAGTAGAAGCACCATTGATTGTTTCATTCAATGCGGTTTGTGCTGCTGTGACAGCAGCAGTAGCAGCAGTCAGATTCTCTTGTGCTTCAGCCTGTGCAATCACTGCTTCTTCTAGCGCAATTTCTGCTTCACGAATCTCACGGGGTGTGCCAGTTCTGCGTGCTTCACGCAAGTTTTTTTCTGCATCGCTGACAGCAAAGTTGGCTTTCTCCAAATCAAGTTGCGCTCTGGTCGCAGCCCTGTTTGCTTCTGTCAAATCTTGCTGTGCATCAACACCTTCTTTGCTGTCTGCCCCATAACCAGATGCAATCTTGTTCAGTTTCGCTTGTGCAACAGCAACAGCGTCAGTGGTTTTCTGTAAGTCTTTCTGTGCTTCAGCAGTGGCTTTGGTAGCGTCACGCACAGACCTTGTAGCATCAGCAACATTTTTGGCTTGGTCTTTGAAGTTTTTGAACTTATCGCTGGCAGTTTGAACTGACCTGCCAAGACCAGACATTGTTTGGCTAGTGGTCACACCAATCTTGCCAAGAAGTGACAAAGCAGCCTGCGTTGCTGTCGCATCACCTCTTGCACCTTTTGCCAATTCAGCCAACTGTGAAATGCCAAACGCTATTGTGCCACCAGCAGAACTGAACGCTGTTGCAGACAAGTTTGCTGCTTGAGCATAGGCATCAAGTTGTTGAATACCGCTAGCAGCAGTTGTGGGAACCATGCCTAACGCTGTGACATACTGCGCAAATCTTCCTGTACCTGTTTGAATGTATTGGTTCACATCAGCCATTGACAAGCCCACATCACCAAGTGAAGCAATCATGATTTTGAACTGGCTGTTGTTTTTTGTCAATTCAACAAACGCATCAGATTGTGCTGCACCTTCCATCAGCAACGCTTCAGTGAACTTGCGTGTCTGTTCTTCTGCTTTGGCCTTGCTTGACGCATAGATTGCATACAACGATGCAGCAGCAGTGATGATGGCAGTGACACCACCAGCAGCCAACATTGCAATGCGTGTCGCATTTGCTTGAATGGCTTGCTGTCGCAAAGCATTTGTGGTCAGATTCGCAGCGATAGTCAAAGCACCTTGCACTGTTGTGTATGTCAACACAGCAGCCTTCAACGCTATGAAACCACCAGTGACCACCAAGATAGTTTTCCCAAACGCACCCATGCTGACAAGCCCATTGATGATGCTGCCGTTCAAATAGTTGATGGAAGCACCAAGTCCTTGTTCACCAACCATTTGAGCAAAGTGGCTGATGACAGGCACAACATTGTTTGTGACAACATCAGCAAATCTTTCAATGTATGGAATCAAGACAGTGCCAAGTTCCTCTTGGGCGTTATCAATCGCCACACGCATCTTGTCAAAGCCTGTTGCTGTGGCTTCAGCAGTGCCACCAACCTGTGCTTCAACTTCAGCCAGAATTATTTTCTGCGCTTCAAGAACATTGCCTGAAGCCACCAGTGTTTTGATTTGGTCTTGCTGTTGCTGTGTGAAGTCAATACCAGACTTACGCAACGCTGTGATGCCCCTAGTTGGGTCAGACAAGGCTTTGCCCAACTGAATTGCAGCAGCATCAACAGACCCAAACACATTGCCCAAATCAAGTGCAGCCTTGCCAGCCCTGTTGAAGATGTCGTTGCCTTCACCAACTTCATTGCGTATCTTCTTGAAAGTCAGCAACAAGTTCAAACTAGATTGAATCAACTCATCATCAATACCTGTCTGCAATGTAAACTGCTCAGACAAATCAGCAACTTGTGTGGCTGTCAT